GGTCGTGAGCGCGGCCATCACGGGCAGAAAGCATACAAAGCTCAATGTTATAACGGAATTCGGAGGGAGGAAAATCAATGAATAAAATCATCGTGAGCGGTTATCTCGGGCGAGACCCGGAAGTGAATGGCAACGCCTCGCATTACATAATGCCGATCCGATCCACGGAGGTGTGAGATGGCGAAGATACTATGCGTTCCGGCAATCAGCGACATCGATGACGTGGTGGAATACGTAAACGCCCGCGGTGTCTACCTCGAACGGAGCATTGTCGAGACGAACTACGCGTACCGGCAACTGATACCATATACGGTGCTGTTCGACCGCACGAGAGGCGACAACGGCAAGATACTTGCTTACAAACGGCAGAAGACGAGCAGCGAAGGCCGGTTGCACGATCAACTCACCATCGGGATCGGCGGGCACGTGGAAGAGAACGACGGATACGGCTGGCCTGCGGTAGACAACGCGAGACGGCGCGAGATGTTCGAAGAGATTGGCGTAACACCGGTACATCTCCAATACCTAATCAGCATTATGCTGCACGAAACCGCTGTTGATCGCGTTCATCTTGGCGTGGCGTCGTTTTGCACGAAGTGGGCAGGCGAACTCAAACCATCGGACGAGATACCGGAGTGGCGTTGGCACACGATCGAGGAGCTCGATAAGATGCCGCTCGAATCGTGGTCGCGGTACATATTGGATACGATGCTGGGGAGGGTATAAAATGAGCGAACGAAACATTGTGAAGGTGATCAACCGCTACGGATCCGACGGATCAATCGCGTTGGCGGCTCGAATCAGTTATGGGGCCAAGCACGTCGAGAGCGAACGCGTCGAGCCGATCATAAACGGTTTAATCGCGAATAAAGAGGGCACACCGTTCGAGTTTGCGAGCATGTGGTTCTATATCCGTTGCTCGCGGCTCTGTCACTCGCAATTCTTACAATACCGGCACGCGTCGCGGATCACCCGTTCCACGCGGCGTGTGGATCCAATCGAGAGTGAGAGCGCCGACCTCGACAAACTTCCGGCGGGCTACGAACAAAAGCATATTGATTATGCGCTACGGGATTACGCGTTCCAAACCGACGAGCTAAAGATTCCCCGCGAGATTGCGCGGCGAATCCTGCCGATGAGCATCCTTACCGAGTTCTACTGGCTTGTGAATCTCCGGGAACTGATGCACTTCTTGGATGAGCGATTAAGCAATCGTGCGGAGCAAGAGATACGGGACATCGCCAAGCGGATGGAGTTGGAATTTGCCGGCGCGTTCCCGATAACCTATATGGCCTGGAGGGGTTCAAATGCTTAGCGCTATGGATGAACAGGAATTTCTAAACGTGTTTGCAAACTATCAAACGTTAGAACTTGACCTCTATAACACAAAAAGAGACCTCGAAGCGATTATGCGGATGACGTCCCGGCTCAGGCTCTGCAAAGTGGAAGCGATACAAGGCGATGTCGCAAAAATATCCGAACTCGAGGCAATTGTTACACGCATATCCGAACTTGAAGCGATGATCGGCAAACGGAAGGCCGATCTTATCGCAGAGTCCAGGGTTCGTCTTCTCAAAAAGCTTATTAATGCGCGATATCACTCTCAAAAATAGCCGCGTATCCAATGCGGACGTTGTGCGGATGTTGCAGAGTTACAAGGCAAACGTGCAACGTTATCTCGGCTGCCGCGTGCATCTCGTGATTCTGCCTTCCGGCGAAATCGACTGGCACCTGAGCGGGCACCCGAACGAGCTCGCGTGCCTGAACGATCAGGTGCGCGCGGGTTTGTTTATCAAGTTCTTCGATCGCTGGTACAATCAGCTCCCGCGAGAGTGCCGCACGATCCTGTTCCACTGCTATATCAACCACGACTTCGAGCCCGCGAATACCATGAGCGCGTGGCTGGAGTACGAGTGGGGCCGGATGAAGTTTCGGACGCTGCCGGTGCGGCGTCTGGCAGTGTTGTTCGACTGCTCGACGAGTAAGCTGTACAAGATGAAGCGGTTCTGTTTGGAGAGGCTAACGGGGATAATAAATGAGGAAGCGATCAGTGAGGAAGAAGATGATGAATAACACACTCATAACCGCTACGGATTACGCAAAACAGCACGGGATACCACGTCCCGTGCTTCTTGAGACACTCAAATATTTAGACCTCCAGCCCGTGCAGACGATCGGAAACGCTAAGATGTACCCGGTCACTCTGTTCGACCGGATGATCGAGGCGATAAAAACGATACCACTTGACAAAAAAACATAATTGTGGTATTATCGATATAATAGCCGCAGGTATGATAATACCGCGGATGAAATATGAAGAAGGGCCTCCGGGCCCTTTTTTGTTGCGAATTTTTCGGGAGGGAACAATGCAAATTAAAGAGATAAAAGTCAACCCAAAGAACCCAAGAATAATCAAAGACGCGCGGTTCCAGAAGCTCGTTAAAAGCATTGAAGAGTTCCCGGAGATGATGAAGCTGCGCCCGATAGTCGTCGATGCCGATGGGATGATATTGGGCGGCAATATGCGGTATAAAGCGCTTCAACATCTCGGATTCAAAGAAATCCCGGACGAGTGGGTGAAAAGAGCCGATGAGTTGACCGAGGAGCAGAAGAAACGGTTTATTATCGCTGACAACGCCCCATACGGCGAGTGGGATTGGGATATTTTAGCCAACGAATGGGACGCTCCAAAACTTTCAGATTGGGGCATCGACTTCCCGGAAGATTGGATGCCGAAGCAAGAAGCGCAAGAAGATGACTACGAAGTGCCAGACGAAATCGAAACCGACATTGCGCTCGGCGATTTGTTCGAGATAGGCCCGCATCGCTTGTTATGCGGGGATAGCACGGATAGTGAGCAGATGGCAAAGCTGATGAACGGGGAGAAGGCGGACATGGTGTTTACTGACCCGCCGTATGGGGTAGAGATTGGCGCAAAAAACCGATTCTTAAATTCCTTCCAGAAGGCTGGAATGAATTTAAAGGATATTAAAGACGATAACATTTCTCGTGACGAACTTTATAATAAACTCGTATCCGCGTTCACAAACCTAAAGAACTATTCAAATGACTGTTGTACATATTTTGTTACTGCTCCGCAAGGCGGAGAATTGGGAATGATGATGATGATGATGATGAGGGATGCCGGACTGCCTGTGCGGCACGTTTTAATGTGGTATAAAAACGCTCCTACGTTTTCGATGGGGAGACTTGATTATGAATATCAGCACGAACCAATATTGTTGACGTGGAACAAAACGCACAAGTTTTATGGGTTAGGCGAACACAAGACAAGCGTATGGAAGGTTGACAAGCCGAGATCGAACAAGGAACATCCAACCATGAAGCCGGTTAAATTGGTTGAAAACGCGCTGTTGAATAATTCTAAAGAACAAGACAATGTGGCAGACATTTATCTCGGTTCCGGCACAACAATGGTCGCGGCGCATCAATTAAACCGCAAGTGCTACGGAATGGAGATAGATTCGAAATACTGCAGCGTCATCATCGACCGGATGCGGAAGCTCGACCCGAACATCACGATAAAGCGAAACGGGGAACTTTATGAAAAAAAGACACCATGACGTTTTGCGGTGCATATAAAAGCAGGTGATTAGAATGGCAAGGCCAAGAAAAGAAATAGACTTCGAGCTTGCGGAAAAGCTCGCCCAAATACATTGCACGCAGGAAGAAATCGCGTCCGTGCTCGGAATGTCTGTTGACACACTCCAGCGAAGCAAAAGGTTTAACGAGCTATATAACAAAGCGCGACTTCTCGGCCGGGCAAGTCTTCGGAGGATGCAATGGAAACTCGCCGAAAGCGGGGACAGAACGATGCAGATATGGCTTGGAAAGCAAATACTCCAACAACGGGACAACATCGACATCGAACACTCCGGATCGTTCCAGATAAGAATCGGGTTTGAGGACGATGAAGTGTGACACCATAATCGATATTACGTTTAAGAGTAAAGCGAAAGAATTTAACTCTGCATTTATCCCTTACTTAGACAATCGTAAGCGCTACGAAATATACTACGGCGGCGCTGGTTCTGGGAAGAGCCACTTCATCGCGCAGAAGATACTGTATCGGATGCTCCGTGAGCGCGGGCATCGGTATCTGGTAGTTCGGAAGGTCGCGCGAACCAATCGGCACAGCACGTACGATCTTTTGCGAAGCGTTATAAGCGGATGGAAGCTGAACCCGCTGTTCAAGATTGACAAGACGGAGCTTGACATCACGCTACAAGTGCGCGGCATCTCCGAGAATCAGATACTCTTCACCGGCCTTGATGACGTGGAAAAGCTCAAATCCATCACCGGCATAACGGACATCTGGATCGAAGAGGCGAGCGAGATAACGCCGGAAGATTTTATGCAGCTCGACCTTCGGCTCCGAACCCGATCTAACTATCCGAACCAAATCATCTTATCGTTTAACCCCGTGTCCGAGTATAGCTGGCTCAAGAAGCGGTTCTTCGATCAACACGTCGAGAACGCCTCGATCCTCAAGACAACGTACAAAGACAACCGATTCCTCGGAGACGACTACAAGCAAGTGATTGAAGGGCTCAAAGACCAAGACCCGACGTATTACCAAATCTACGCGCTGGGCGAATGGGGATCCCCAAAGGGTTTGATCTACACTAACTGGCGGCTCACAAACGAGATGCCGAAAGCCGGAACGGTTACATACGGGCTCGACTTCGGGTTCAACAACCCGACGGCGCTCGTGGAGATACGCGAGTACGACGGCGAGATATACCTGCGGGAACTAATCTATCAGACACACCTCACAAATTCGGAACTGATCGACAAGATAAAGCAACTCAACGTATTGGGCCGCATCTATTGCGACAGCGCCGAACCAAACCGTATCCAAGAGCTGAGGGCGGCGGGCTTAACCGCGATGCCGGCAAAGAAAGACGTGCTCAAAGGGATCGACTTTGCGAAGAGCCGAAAGCTCCGCGTCTACTCGGAGAGCTCGAACCTGATCAAAGAATTGCAATCGTACAAATGGCGGGAAGACAAAGACGGGCGCGTGCTCGACGAACCGGTCAAATTCCAGGATCACTTGATGGACGCGATGCGTTATGGCCTCTACACAGGCACAAAATCCGAATACACGGCGTGGTGATGAAATGGCAGAACAGCAGAAAATAGACACAACGCAATATATCAGCCTCCTGGATCGCTTCTGGGAGATTCTCGGCGTGATACTGAACGAAGATGACCTCGAGAACGAAGACAAAGAAAAGATGCTCACGCGTGACGAGACGATTAAAGCAGGGCTCATGTACACGACGAATATGATCTACTCATCGATCGGGAGATACACGCATCCGGATGAGCGGATAGACGAGACAATCAACCAAGCGATAGACTTCTCGAACACCTCTATCGGCAACGTGCTCCAGCGAATGATCTATGAGGCTCAAGGCTACGGTTATGCGGTCGGAGAGATCATCTACACGATCGATAACGGTATCGCAAAGGTGGCCGACATCACACGGCTCGCGCCGTATCAATGCGCGTTCAAGGTTCAAGATGACGAATCGCTCGCGATTGAATACACTACCATCAAATACGGGAAGATTATACTCCCTCCTGAAAAGTGTCTTATCCTGCGAAACGGAGGCGGCATCTACGGTGAGAGCGTCCTTCGCCCCGTATTCTCGAGCTGGCAGTTCAAAACCGCGCTCAAGAAGTGGTGGGCGGTGGCGATGGAGAAGTTCGCGATTCCAACAGTGGTGGCCGAGAGCGCGGATCCCAATGCGGCGAGAGCAATCTTCGCATCGTGGTTCTCGAAGGCCGGCGTATCGGTGCCGATCGGTGACAAGATATCCACGCTTCAACCAGGGAGCGATATGGCCCGGAGTTTTCAAGACTCGATCGAGTATCTGAACACGCTTATATTCCGAGGCTTGCAAGTGCCTCAACTGATATCATCGTCTTCGGATACCGGCGCGTACGCGATGAGCAAAACGCACATGCAGCTCTTTCAAGACACGATGCGTTCGCAGGCGACGAACTACGCGAACCAAATCCTTGACCAGCTGATAACACGGCTTGTTGAGTACAACTTCGGCGTGCAAGAGGATTATGGCGAGTTCGCGATCAACGTGCAACCGAGCGTTGATGACAAGACGGCGATGGCTGGATATATAACCGCGTTGATAAGCGGCGGCGTGGTGGATCCCACGGAACCGTGGATTCGCGACATGCTATCTATCCCGGAATACGAAGGGGCGGTGATACCGGATGCCGACGGCGATAATGACAAAGACAGCGCTGACTTACGCGGAAAACAGGATAACACACTACCTGATGAGCCCGTGGAAGCGGCTACGACAGGCGGTAATTGATAACCGATCGATAACCTACGATATACTGCCCGAGTTCCAGAACGCGATAATGAGCGGCGTGATGACGGCGTTCTTGTACGGGCGCATCGCTGGATTCGGCGATATTGTGAAGCAAACGCGCGGAAAGCAACATCGCACACCGAACCGGAGATTTGCAACGCCCGACTGGAGCCAAACCGTCGCGGCGCTTAAAATCATACTCAAAAACGATTCAAAACTTGTCAAAGGATTGCTCGGAATTATCGGCACCAAACTCATCAAGAACGAAGCGGCAGCGTTTGACGAATACTTTCGCCCGAGCGAGAAGGCGATGGCCTTTATGAGCCAGTACACGGTGCAGCTCGCAGGGATTGAAGCGCAAGACACGCTGAAATACGTATCAGGGCTTATCAAAGATACGGTAGAGCAAGGAATGAGCGAGTCGCAGGCAACGGCCTACATCAGCAACAAGATTACGGATTTTGCGCGAGCACGGGCGAAGGCGATCGCAATCACAGAAGCAACGCGCGCCTACAACGTCGGAACGCTCGAAGAGTGTCAGGGCAGCACGATACTTGAGGGATATCGTTTCAACGCGGTATTGGATATGCTTACCACGGATATATGCAGGGAACGGAACGACATATTCATACCGGCGCACGATACGGGCGCAATCGCATCCAATACGCCGCCGCTTCACGTGAACTGCCGTTCGAACCTCGAGCCGGTCACGAAGTACAGCAAGCGGAAGGATCAGTATAAGAACATCAACGATACGCATCTCACAACGGAAACGAAGCAGCGGCCGCAAGACATCGCGACGGTGCTGGACGTTCTGAATCAATACTGAACATTCACCAAGTGAATAATAGAGAGAGAGAAGAGCCGGATGGCTCTTTTTTTGTTGGGAGAGTGATACGAGTGTATATCGTGGTCTTTGTGTTAGGCGCAGGGTTCGGCTTGGCGCTCGGGTTCTATGCGGGGCTTATAGCCAGCAAAATCTCGGATGCGACGTGGATACAATCAACGTATTGCACTACTTGAAACACGGGCTCCATATCAAAGCATTGAACAAACCGCTGCGGCACTATCGAATACACAACGGGAGCCATACGCACGGGATTGAACGGCGTATTCGATCAATCAACGCGATTCTTCGGTATATTGTCGAGAACTTCACCGCGAGCGTCTATCTGCCGGAAGGCATAACAAACAAGAGATCGGAATATCTTCACGGCTTCTTTATGGCGGTTGCTTCGAGATACTTAAACAATCAATTACCAAACTTCATCAAGATAAACACTATCCCTCGCGAAGAGATGCTTCGATACTGCGCACCTCTGTTTGAATCCGCGAGAATCTATGCGAAAGGAGCATAAAAAAGATGTTGGTTAGCGTTGCGATGATAGTACGGGACGAGGAGAAGAACATAGAAAGAGCGCTTCGAAGCGTTCTACCGATAGCGGACGAGATCGTAATACTCGATACCGGATCCGTTGATCGGACAAAAGAGATCATTACCGGAATGAATGAACCAAAGATTAAGCTACACGATCACGAATGGAAAGAGGATTTCAGCGAGGCGCGGAACGCATCCATCGCGTTGTGTAATGGGGATTGGGTTTTCGTGTATGACGGGGACGAAGAACTCACACAAGAAGCACAAGATAAGTTGCGCGGTTTGCTCGAATCGCAACCGCCCGAAGTGAAAACGATTATGATGATTACGCGAAACATCATCACGGACACCCTAAGCGACACGCTCGCCTTACCGAGAATATTCAGACGCGGCACGATCTCGTACAAGTATGCGGTTCACAATCATCCGCAGTACGAGCAGCAGAGCATCACGACCGAGCTGGTATCGAACCACTACGGATATCAGTGGACCCCGGAGCTGCGCGAGAAGAAGCGGAAACGGTTGCTCTCGATGATGGAGAAGATGCTTAAAGACGACACGCTAAGCGAGATGGAGCAGTTCTACTACAAGGCGCAGTATTACAAAACCTTGCTCGTGTGCGAGCAAAAAGAGGAAGCCTACACCTACGGGAAAACATTATTATCGGAAGCAAGACCAGCGCGACACATTCCCGTGATGATGTACGACGTCTTTATCCTTCTCGGCTTACAAGCGCTCGAATACAACGAACAAGACATCATCAGAGCGTGCATCTCGGCGGCGCGGTCAATGGCTCCTGATTGCCCGGACTCTTACATCGTTGAGGAGTTGATGTTTAACGCGCTCAAGCAGCCGCTTAACGCATTAAAAGCCTTTGAGACGTACACGGCAAAGGTAGCGGCGTTCAACAAGAGCGGGTGTCTGTTCACGCTTCAATACGAGAAGTATCACGACGTTGCGCTGATCATCGGGGCAAAGGCCGCGATTGAGACCGGGATGATCGATATGGCGCTCATGATTCTGCGGGATGTGAAGGCCACGACGATCACGACGTGGGCGGCGGATGAATTGATAAGAACACTCGCGCAAACGCAACACGCAAATGTCTTAAAACGCTTCGAACCGGCTATTATTAAACTCGCCGATCACGAACGGATCAATCTCTCGCCTTACTACTCTCGGTTGTACGGTGAAGCCAATCACGAGATGGCTACCAAACGCAAGAAGATTGCGATCATCGTCGCGCCGGGCTTTGCTTCATTCCTCCACGGCGTGCGACACGAACTCGCGCGGGATTATATCGTGCAGACGGCGGTGGTAAGTGACATCGAACACGCGAAGCAGTACATCGACTGGGCCGATCTCGTTTGGTACGAATTCGGAAACGAACTCGCGATCGCCGGGACAAACAAGTATCCGGCAAAGAAGACCATCATCCGCGTACACGCTTACGAGGCTTACAACGGATTCCTGAAGCAAATCAACTACAACAACGCCGATTGTGTGATGTTCGCAGCGGATCATATCTATGAGCTGGCGAAAGAGATCGTGCCTGCGGATAAAGTCGCTCTCGTGCCGATGGGCGTGGATACCAAACGATTCAGCTACGGTAACCACGGGACCGGATACAAGATCGCATTCGCCGGGCATATCAACGCGCTGAAGAACCCGATGATGATGGTGCAGATAATGAACCAGCTCGCGCGGTTGGATCCCGGATACGAGTTATTCTGGGCTGGCGAACTCCAAGACATCCGGCTCTGGCAATACCTCAAACACATCATCACACAGCTTGGGCTGGAACGTAACATCCACTTCGTAGGGCATCAAAAAGACATGAACGCCTTCCTCGAAGATAAGAACTATTTCCTCTCGACATCCTACACCGAAGGGACCGGCATGGCAATCCTCGAAGCGGAGAGCAAAGGAATTAAACCGATCATCCATCACTTCTGGGGAGCAACCGACGTGTATCCCGAGGAATACCTGTACAACACCGTAGACGAGGCCGTGCGGATGATCCTAAGCAACCAGTACGACAGCGAAGGATACCGTAAACACGCCGAGGAACATGGGGAAGAAGCGCAATTGAACGCGATCAAAGACATAATTGCAAACCTATTAACCGAATCACAGGAGGTGAAAACGGTGTGACAAAAGAAGTTCTGATCCTGCCTTTCCAAACCTTCTACGATTCTCGATACGGCAGGGTTGAACACTCGAAGAGAATCGCGGAACAACTCAAGAAGAATCTCGACCGGAAGATTGTGCCGTATCCGATACCAGTACTTCTGTCTCACGAGAGCAAAGGTGGCAAGTACGGGGAGATTAAGGCATTGCGGATAAAAGATGAGGGGCTCGCCGCGGATATCGAGTTCACTTCGGAAGGTGAGAAGCTAATCAAAAGCGGCCGGTATGACTTCTTGAGCCCTGCCTATCACGACAACTATATCAACAAGACGACCGGGCAAGAGGAAGGGCCAACACTTTTGGAGATATCGCTGACGCCTATCCCGGCACAACCCGGAATGCAACGTATCACGCTAACAGACGCGGATGGAGAACACAACTTGATAACCTGGAATGTAGAGATTGACATAGAGACGGCCTATGGAAACAACGACAAAGGAGCTAAGAGAATGGCAGAAAACGCGAACGATTTTGCTGTTGTCAAGCGCTACGAAGAAGAACTCGCAGCCTTGAAAACGCAAAACAAACAGTTTGAAGAGAAGCTGAAAGCTCAAGAGGAAACGCTTACCAAGCAATTCGACGAGCAGATAAAAGAGAAAGACGGCCAGATCAAGAAGCTCAGCGATGATCTGGAAACAATGCAAAAAGAGAAACACACGATGCACGTGCAGCAATGGAGCGACGGCTGGCTCGCGAAGAGCAAGGCCCCCGCGCTTGTGAAGATGCTGGCAGATAAACTGGTCGAGGATCCTAATCAAGAGAAGTTCTTCGAATCAATCCTCGAAACATCGACAACCGTCCCGACGAAACGCTACGTAGGATTATCCGATTCCGAAGAAGCGCCTAAAGGGGTAGATATTGACAAGCTGGCTAAAACGTTCGCCGGCGTGGAGGTGAAATGATGAGTTTGAAAACCGAAGGGTTTGAAAGCGGATACGAACTGATGGTATCCGTTGCAACAAACGCGACGCTGTCCGCGAAACAGGTGATGGGATGGGATAACCTCACGGGGTTGTACAAAGCCACTCCCACAGCGGTGACCGTTACGACCACGATGACGACGAGCGCAGCCACAGCCTTACCAGCAGCCACTTACGCGATCGAATATGGTTCTCCCGCGATACTATCCGTATCAGTTGGCACGTCTACCACCAAGATCACGACGAACTACTCGACGAAGGTCATCACGATATCGAGCCATACGAAAAACGCAGTTATCAAAGTTGGTTACAACATGTACACCTACGAACCGTGCGCGGTGCTCTCCGAAGATGTAGATAAAAACCAAACGATCGGATACGCGAAGACTCTGCTCAACGGTGTAGTGGCCGATTCTGATCTGTACGGCACGCTGAGCGCGGACACAAAAGCGAGACTGGCGAAGAACGGAATCATTGTACTTGAAAGAGAAGGGGTGACGGCGTAATGGCGACGTTCAACAGTGCTACCTGGACTACGTTATTGACTAAAGTATTGCAACAGATGAGGGATGAGCCGTTCTTTCTCACGCAAATGCTTGGATCCAGTAAGATATTCAGCCCGACGACCACGATCAAATGGCGAATGATCACCACTTCCGGCAAGATGAGCTCGATCGGATTACGTGACGATCCGGCGCGCAATATTGATTACAAGAACACCGCCGAAGATATCACCGTGACGCCGCCCCAAATCTTCGAACGCGACAGCATCGAATCGACGGAAGCTTTGACTTCTTCGTTTAATCTGAATGAACTTGCAAACCTGAATGACGCTTCGGATATCACGCGTTCCTTCGCGTATTCCTACGGCGTTAAACTCCAGGGGCTTCGCGATCGGCTTAAACGCCGTATCGAGTATATGTTCGGACAACTCATCCTGACTGGGAAAATCAGCTTCACAACGACTGAAAGAACATTTGAGCAGGATTACAGTATCAGCACAACCGGGACACTTGCGGTGAACAGTTCAACGGACCCGCTCGAACTTATCGGCGCGGAATGCGAGACGTTCGCGCAAACACTCGGGATGTGGCCGAACGTTATCCTGATGACCCCGTATCTTGCGCGCGGGATTATGAACCACTCAAAAACAGAAAAGTATATCAGCAAAAACAATTACAACTTTGGGTTGCTTAAGCCTCGGTTTAATTCGCCAAGCGTTCGGTTCATCGGCGAGTTCCAAGAGTTTGGGATCCCTGAAATATACGTGTATTCCGGAACCTACGCGAACGATTCGAACGTTGCGACCAACTACATCCCCGAATCCTCAAGCACAAGCGGAAAGATGATTCTGCTCAATACAAGCCAATTTGCTCTTGGCTACGGCGCGGTTGTCGACTTTGAACTCAAACCCGATGGATCCCCAATTATGACCGATGTCATCGTCAAAGAAAAGATTCCCGAAGCATCCGAAGGGCACACGAAGACTATATCGCTACTCTCCTATCCTCTCCCGATTTTGTATAACGCTAACGCGTGCAAAGTATTTACAAGCACGATATCCTAATAGGCCACGCCGGTATAACGCCGGCTGGTCCTTTTTAGAGGTGACCGGATATGACAGTGGCGCAACTAAAGGCTAAGTTCCCTGAAGACCTTATTAACAGCTTGACGGAATCGGACGATTCGATTCTTACCGTGCTGCTCGCGGAAGCGGAGACGTTTATCAACTCGATTATTGCAATCACAGACACAACCCTCAAAGAGATACACGAAACGTCTTACGTGATTTACCGGTTATATGAGCGGCACGGATTCCAGGAGCAGGCTCAGGCATATTACGATCGATTGATGAGCGCGCTCAAGAAGACAACCGGAACAGATGCGGCGGCCCCTTCTTCGCAACACTATATCACGGCGGGCACTCAGGTATTCACAACAACCGTAATGGATAAGTGGTGATGTTATGGCCATCACGTTTACCTATACCGACAAAGGCATTGATACGCTTACCAAACGGTTGAACAAGGAGCTTTCCGATCTCTCTAAACCGCTCAAAGACGTAGCCGTGTACATGAAAGAGGAAGTGATGGAGAACCTCGAGCAAGAAGGGCGGCCGAAGGGATGGCCAGCGCTCGCGGACAGCACAATCGAGAAAAAGAAGAAGGTCAAGGGCGTAAGCGGTCAAATCCTCGAGTTCCACGGTAAGCTCAAGCAATCGATCAACCTGCGTTCAGACAAGAGTGAAGCGTCGGTATTCTCTGGCGTGTTCTACGGCGTGTATCACCAAACAGGCACGCGAAAGATGCCGCAGCGAGCCTTTATGCCGTACTCTGACAGCGATGGAATTCCGCCGTTCGATACCAAGGGAATCGAGAACATCAAAGATATTCTTCTTGAGCATCTGACAAGGGCGTGTGATTGATATGTACAAAGAGCTACTTGACGAGATAAAGAACGCGTTGGATACGGAGTTCCAGGCAGAGACGGTCAAGATCGGCGCGCTGAACTGGGCGAAGAACGCGATCTATCCGTTGATAGAGATTTTGCCCGGAAGAGCCGATCGCGCGGTGTATGTGAGCAGTGCAGGCGTCGCAAAAGAAAAGCTCGACTTCACAATCATCTACGCGAACCGCGGCACCTTCGCACAGGCGGAAGAGCTTGAGAAGAGCAATGCGGAAGCGGCGGAGAAGATCGTTGCAATCTTCAAAAACAAGAATAGCAGCATCGAAAACCGGCGGGTATTTTATCAAGTGCCCGGATACGCGCTCGAGCGAATACTGGTTGAATCATCGAACCATTACGTCGTGGGCGCGGCAATCGAAATACAAATCGAAACAGTGAGGTGATAAAGTGGCAGCGTTACAAGGTTCTCAAATGAAGGTGGTAGGCAGGCTTGAGTCGTCCGGGACTAATGTTCATCTCGGGTTACTCCAGAGCATATCGCCTTCGATAACGAACAAGGCCGCCGAAGAAAAAGGGATCGGCGGTTATACCAAGACCAGAATGACCAAATACGATCAAGCGATCAGCCTTGGCGGATTGGTTACGAGCAAAGATGTGCTGGCGTTTGGGACGAATACCGGCAACGGCGTGCCTCCCGCGGTCGAGTTGCGAATACACGACGCAACACTCGGGAGTTGTTACTTCGGAAACATGACGATCAGCGGAGGGGAAGATGCGCCGCTCGAATACTCGCTCGACGGAATGTTCTTAAGCATTACGACGGGCGCGACGGCACCGACAGAAATCACTCCGGAGACGTACTTCGTTTTCTCGGACGCCACGATCACGTGGGCGAGCGAAACGGATACCATTCGTAGCTTCTCGCTCAGCAAGAACCAAGACGTTACCGGCATTTACGGGACGTCGTTGTCTCCGACTGACGTGGAGATCGGAACGGCTACCTATGAGGGCGAATTTGCCATCGCATCTTCTACCGTAAGCAAAATTGCGTCGGGCGCGTGGAATCCAGCCAAAGCAGCGATCGCATTCGAAATTAAATTTGTAGACGCATCGAGCACTTCCCACACGATCACATTCTCCGGTACCGGCGCTAAGATTACCGGCGCCTCCGGAAGTGTTGACCCTGATTCCGAGTTTGAAGTGAAACAGACCTTCTCATTTGAAACACTCACCATCGCTTAGAGCGCGGGATAAAACCCGCGTTCTACTTTATTTTTGAAGGGAGAGAAAATAATGAATCTATTCATTGGACCGCAAGACACGTATACCGTGAAGGTAGCAAATACAGATATTACTCTAAAGCCGCTATATGCGGACGATTACTTTACAAGCGTATCGTTATTCCGAACGCTCGCGCAAGTTTTCACAACCGGGCAAAAGATCGAAAAGCAGGATATCGACAGAACGTATGATCTACTCACAAAACAAATTGTTAAGATCGAGGGTGTGAGCGAAGTAACAAGAGAAGTCGTTAAAACAATGAATCCATCGGCGATGATCGAAATCGTGATGGAGATTGCGAAACACACGCAGTTAGAAGGCAAGGATAAATCCTTTCGTCAAAACGCAGGTGATTAAAGACAACATACCAATCGAGTACATCATCTTTCGAAGAATCGGATCCCTGCCGTGGGGTTGGAAAACACCTATGCGGACGGTGTTCGCGCTCTGCGAGTACGAGAGGCAAATAAACGAGTTGAAAGCGGTAAGAAAACGCTGACAAGCATTGAAGGGAGAGAAAAGAGATGACGGAAGAAATAACGCTATACGTATCCAAAAACACAAAGAAGGAAATTATGATATTCGGCAAAAAAATAGTGGTTCGGCCGATCACCAGCATCGATTACGCGGAGAACCTCGGGAACATCAAAGCGTTCGGCGAGGGATTGCAAAACGCGGACAACATTAAGCCGGAGATAATGAAGGCTATCGTGTACCTGTTTTCGAAGATGATTGTGTCGGTCGAAGGGTACGACGGCGCCATCAACGAAGAGTTTGTCAAGAGCTTCACACCGGAATTTATGATCGCGCTGATCCCGGTACTGGTTAGCCTTGTATCCATCAACGACAAGGAGCGATCCTTTCGTGCGAGCGATGAAAAAGCTCGGCAAAATCCCTGATGAATACTGGCTAATCAAACGGATGGGCGGTTATCCGAACGGCTGGGATGAACCGATCAAGAACGTGTTGGTGTTATCTGAATTTGAGAAGGCGGAATAAGGAGGTGAGCGGCAATCGCAAACAATCCTGAGATAGAAATCAAGATAAAGGCAACGAACGAAGCGGCGAAGCCCTTAGCTGACCTTGAGAGAGCGGTAAAGGACACAAGCGATAAAGCTAAAGAGGCGGCAAAGAATACACAAGAACTCGCGGCGCAACAAAAAGCGGCGGAAAAAGCGGCCCAAGAACATAAAAAAGAATTGAACGAGATGGGCACGGCGCTCCAAACCGTGGGCGCGGCGATGGCCGGAATTGGCGGCGCGATAACGGCCGGGCTCGCCTCCGCCGCTAATTCATTCGCAGACTTCGACGCGAAACTCAAAGACATACAAACGAGCACTGGCGCGACAAGCGAAGAAGTCGAGATGATGTCAAAGAAGATCACGCAACTCGGCGACGGCGCTACGTCGATCGAACAGATCACGCAGGGATTCAGCGCCTTGGCGGCAAATGGCGCATCACTCCAAGAGATGAACGTGATCATGGAGAGCGCCACACAATTGATGAGCGGGTTCGGCGCATCTGCTGAGACGGCATCTGGCATCTTGCAAACAGCTGTCCGAGCGTACGGTGTTAGCCTTGAACAGTTAGAGACGACAACCGATCAACTCGCGGAAGCCTCCAAAAGCATCGACATGAGCGTACTCGCGGATCAACTCCAGAAGGTTGGACCGGCAGCGAGCGCGGCGGGCGTATCCCTCGGCGAAACGGTTGCTGGGTTGCTCTCGCTCAAAGAGAAGGGTGCGAATACGGAGCAGGCCGTTCAGGGCTTGCGGAAACTATTCACCGAATTAAGCGCGCCTTCCGAGGCGTTGAAGACAACTCTTGAGGGGCTTGGCGTCTCGCTTGAAGACCTATCGAATCCGGCATTGTCTCTTTCGGATAAGATAAAGTTACTCCGAGACTCCGGGCTCGATGCGGAGAAAGCGTTAAAAGCATTCGGAGCTGAAGCGGGCGCGTCGGTGGCGTTGTTGCTTGAAGACGGTGGCGACGCGATAGACGGCTATATTGAGAAGCTTGAGAACTCTGGCGGCGCGGCCAAAGACGCGGCGAACCGGATGGAAGGATCGCTCAAAGGCGCGATAACCAGCCTCAAGAACTCGTTTACCTCGCTCAAGAACTCGATCGGCGCGTCTGTTGCGCCTTTATTCACCGGCATCGCCAACGCAGTGAAGGGACTTGTGCAGTGGTTCGATAAGCTGCCGGCCCCGATCAAAGGCGTCGTGACGCAATTTGGCGCGATAGCCGGAATGGGCGCGACGCTTGTGGGCGCGTTATCCGCGATCGCCGGGACGATCATCAAATCAATTGATAACTTCAAGAAGTTCGGCGACATAATGAAGAACCTCTACACGACAGACCTGCCAAGGCTTGCAACGGGGATAAAGGAAGTCGGAACCAAGATACTTGAACTCGGGTCAGTCGCGGGGACAAACATATTCAGCGCGCTAAAGGCCGGCGCGGCTGCGGTAACGACGGAGATCAAGAAAACGGCGCAGGAGTTCTCCGGATTCCAAGGCGCGCTCAAAGCCGGGATAGCAGTCGGCGCGTTTGCGGCGATGGCTGCCGCCCTCGGGCCGGTTATTGAGGCGGTTAAGAAAGCGCGTGTCGAAGTCGAGGCGCTCAAAGAAGGCATTGCGGATATCAGCGGAGTTAACATCGAGATGTCCGACCTCGAGAAGTTCACGGCGAACATCGCATCGCTCGGCGGCCTTATACCGGGCGTCAAGGAATCGCTCGAGACAATGTTCATCGCAAACAAAGTAACGGACTACAACAACGCCGTATCTACCAATCTTGACCTGATGGAACAACTCGCGCGCGCGTGGGCGGATTATAACAAAGGCAAACTGACGCTCGAGGAGTTCGCCGCCGTACACGCTGACCTCAACAAGAAGATCGAAGATGTCGTAAAAAGCGCGGGTGGAATCAAGCCGGCATTTGGATCCGCTGCCGACGGCGTGACGGAATTACGCGACAGCATCGACAAGCAAATGAGCGACGCGGCAAACATCGCGGAAGGCAAGGCAAAAGACGCGGCTAGTTCTATTGAGAACGCGTTCAAAAACATCGATGTTCGCCCTGACTTACTTCCGGAAAGCGTTGTCAACTCATTCAAAAGTCGGCTTGGCGAACTCAACTTCAAGACGATCGAAGAATCGGCGAGAAACGCATCAGAAAAGATCAACACGTTCTTTGACGTGCTTGGGAAAGAGGTCGCGGCCAAACTCGGCGTAATAGACGGCTACGAGTTCTCGACGATACCAGGGAAAGCAGCGCAAGCGGCCAAAGACGTACTCAGCGCGTTCGTGGATGTGGGCGTGGACGCCAAATCGGCGCTCGATATCATCAACACAATCGACTTCAAAGGGTTGGCCGTATCGGTGGATGACGCGAAGAAGCGAATCACGGACTCGCTGCTGGCAGTCGGATACTCGGCTACGGAAGCGGAGAAGTTCGTCAACGCGATCGATTTTGACACACTTAAAAAGAACGCAGCGGGCGCAAAAGACGACATTGCGGACGCCTTCACGAGCGCGAAGAATAAAGCGTTGCAAGAGCTTGAAGAGATCGATAACAAGAAGTTTGATATGCTTCGGTCCAATCTTTCAAAAGCGGTCACCGGCGCGATAGAAGAAGCGAACCTCAACATTAAAGACATGAGCGATAAATTGGACAAACTAAACGGCAAGAAGATCGCCGTGACATTCGACTTCGCGGAAGCGGGCGCGTGAGTATGAGTTTAGAAAATATGAAAGCGAAAATAGAAGGGATCGGCGCCGCAATCGACGCGATAAACGCAAAAAAGATTGTGATCCCGTTTGAAAGCGAGGCGGCCGCGAAAATCGATGAGATACAAACCAAGCTGAATGCGCTGATAGAAACGGAAGCGCTTATAAAAGTAAACGCGGACGAGGTAACAATCGCAAAGGCCAAAGCCGAAGAACTGCTGAGCAAACTGTTAGAGATAGAAAACCTCGGTGTGATTAAAGTGCGAATTGAAACGGAGGGCATATAAGATGGCGGACAAAGGCGCTCTCGAAAAACTTAATCACTTATTGGGTCTTGTTGCCGAAATAAACGGTAAAAAGCTAAGCGTAGACGTAGACTCGAACAGCATTAACCAAATGAAATCGGCGCTGACCGGCGTGTCCAACACATTGGA